ATATTGGTTAACTGCTTCATCATATCTTTCATATGGTGGTATCTTAAGTGTTGTGAGATCGGATGATGACGACCTTCAAAACGCAACTGATGACGGTTCACCCGAAATCAAAATATTAAGTTCACAAGATTATAATAATAAAGGTTATGATCTAAATGCTTTATCTAATACAATCGTTGCTGCAAGAAACCCCGGTTCTTGGGCAAATGGTATTAAGGTAGCAATTATAGATGGAGTTGCAGACCAAATACTTACACTTGGTACATCTAGCTACGCTGTAGGATCTGGTGTAACACAAGCAGTATCATCTGGATTAGTTCTTCCCGGTGTGGGATCAACTACTGTTCTTGATGGTTACTTCAAAGGAATCATCACTCAGAAAGATGGAGCATCTGCAAGTATTAAATTTGTATCACATGTATCTGCTGCTGGTATTGAAACATTTAAACCTTACCAACCCGGTGGTGTATATGAGTTCCAAACTGGAGTAATCAGTGTTGGAATGACATCAAATGCTGGTGGTGGTAGTACAACAGCTGTTACAGCAAAACTAGATTGGTTTGATCAACAGAAGATTCCTTTAAGCAATTCAACTGTTAATTGGAACACAATTGCTGAAAGACCCGAAACATCATCATACGCTACTGCAAGAAGTTCAAGATTTGATGAAGTTCATGTTGTCGTATTCGATGACACAGGTGCTGTAACAGGAAATGCAGGAACAGTTCTAGAGAAACATTTAGGTCTTTCAAAAGCAAAAGATGCTGAGTTTTCTGCTGGATCTCCTTCATACTGGAGAAAATACACTTATAATAACTCAAATCAAATTTTTGCATTGGGTGGCCCCGGATTTGCAACTTCAGCGACACCAGCTGGTGCTGCTGGAATAACCACAACTTCATTTGAATTTGGTGGTTTTACAAAAGAGACAGACAATGCATGGGATCAAGATGCACAAGGAATCAGTTTTGCTGGATCAGGTTCTCACGTTTTCACTCTTACAGGTGGTAAAAACTACAACGGAGAAACAGGAATCCAGACTGCAGGTGCAATGAAAGCAAGTGTAGGTGGTATCACTGCAGGTTATGATTTATTTGAAGATAAGGATCAGTTTGATGTTGATTTCTTAATAATGGGTTCTGGAAACTACCCACAATATGAAGCACAGGCAATTGCAAACAAACTCATTTCAATCGCTGAATTAAGAAAAGATGTAGTCGCATTCATCTCACCACACAGGGGAGCATTCTTAAATGACTCTGCTGTTGGAACAGGAACTCTTAATTCTAGTGCAGACATCACCGATAATGTGGTTGGATTCTACGCTCCGATTACATCATCTTCATATGCTGTATTCGATAGTGGATATAAGTATATGTTCGATAGATTCTCTGACACATTCAGATATGTACCACTTAACGGTGACATTGCTGGAACATGTGCAAGAAATGACATCAACAACTTCCCTTGGTTCTCACCCGCTGGAACCGCAAGAGGAGGAATTCTAAACGCAGTAAAACTTGCATACACTCCGAATCAAACTCAGAGAGATGTACTTTACTCAAATAGAATCAACCCAGTAATATTCTCACCCGGAGCAGGTATTGTTCTATTTGGTGATAAAACTGGATTCGGAAAAGCATCTGCATTTGATCGTATCAATGTTCGCAGACTGTTTATATTCCTTGAGGAGGCAATCTCAGCAGCTGCTAGAGATCAACTCTTTGAGTTCAACGATGAAATCACAAGAACTAACTTTGTGAACATAGTTGAACCATTCCTTCGTGATGTTCAGTCCAAACGAGGTATCTTTGACTTCAGAGTTGTTTGTGATGAAACAAATAACACTGCTGCCATCATAGATAGTAATGAATTTATCGCAGATATATTCATTAAACCTGCAAGGTCAATTAACTTTATTGGTCTTACCTTCGTTGCTACAAGAACTGGCATCTCGTTCGATGAAGTTATTGGAACTGTTTAACTAGAGGTAATTAACAAAAATGGCAACCCAATTTAACAGACCACCATTAAGAACGATCACCGACTTCAAGAGCAAGATGGCCGGTGGCGGTGCAAGACCGAATCTGTTTGAGGTGGAACTCGTATTCCCAGATCCAATCGCGATCGAGAATGACGTAAAAGAAAAATCAAGGTTCTTGGTTAAAGCTGCTCAATTACCTGCATCTAATATCACACCGATTGAAGTTAACTTCAGAGGTAGGATACTTAAGATCGCTGGTGACAGAACCTTTGACACATGGACAGTCACAGTTATTAATGATGTTGACTTCTCCATTCGTTCCGCAATGGAAAAATGGATGGACTTCATTAATAGCATGGAAGATGCAACTGGAGCACAAGATCCAGCATTGTATCAACCAGATGCATATGTTCATCAATTAGATCGTGATGGATCTACACTTAGAACCTACAAGTTCCATGATGTATTCCCAACAAACGTCAGTGCAATCGACTTAAGTTACGAAACAGTTGATAGTGTTGAAGAGTTTACAACTGAATTCCAAGTCCAGTGGTGGGAAGCAATCAAGGGCACCGGAGCTAATGCCGGTGGAGAGGCAATCAACTAAAGGTTGATTTATTTGATAAATAGTGTATAATAGAATATAAAGACGTTATACAATGCCTAAACTTTTTGGTTTCTCTATTGATGATTCAGCTAATAAACCTGATTCAGTAGTCGCCCCCGTTCCTCAGAACAATGAGGATGGGGTCGATTATTTTATACAGTCTGGTTTTTATGGTCAGTATGTTGATATAGAAGGAGTATATAAAACAGAATACGATCTGATTAAGAGATATCGTGAAATGGCCCTGCATCCAGAGTGCGATGGTGCTATTGAAGATGTAGTAAATGAAGCACTTGTGAGTGATCTATATGATTCTCCAATTGAAATTGAACTGTCAAATGTAAATGCAAGTGATGGTTTGAAGGATAAAATTAGAGCAGAATTCAGACATATAAAAGAAATAATGGACTTCGACAAGAAGTCTCATGAGATTTTTAGAAATTGGTATGTAGATGGAAGATTATATTACATGAAGGTCATTGATGTCAAAAGACCTCAAGATGGAATACAAGAGTTGAGATATATTGACCCGATGAAGATGAAATTCGTCAGGCAAGAAAAGAAAGACAGTAATACCAAACCCGGAAATGGTTTAGTAGATTATAGTAATCTGAAAGATGTAAATAAAAATGCTTATCCAGATATTGAAGAATATTATGTTTATACACCTAAACCTAATTATCCAATAGGTGTTATGTCACCTGTTGCATCAGGTCGTGAAAAGAACATTAAGATTGCTAAAGATTCAATAACTTATGTGACATCAGGTTTGTTTGATCGTAATAAAGGAACTTGCTTGTCATATATGCATAAAGCAATCAAGGCACTCAATCAGTTAAGAATGATTGAAGATAGTCTTGTAATTTATAGATTATCAAGAGCACCAGAAAGAAGAATATTTTATATTGATGTTGGTAATCTTCCAAAAGTAAAAGCAGAACAATACCTTAAAGAGGTGATGAGTCGCTATCGTAATAAGTTAAGTTATAACGCACAAACTGGTGAAGTTCGTGATGATCGCAAGTTCATGTCGATGATGGAAGACTTCTGGTTGCCTCGTAGAGAAGGTGGTCGTGGAACTGAGATATCAACACTTCCCGGTGGACAAAACTTAGGAGAACTTACAGATATTGATTACTTCCAGAAGAAATTATATCGTGCATTAGGAGTTCCAGAATCTAGAATCGCATCAGAAGGTGGATTTAACTTAGGAAGATCATCTGAAATCTTAAGAGATGAACTTAAGTTTAGTAAGTTTGTTGGAAGATTAAGAAAGAGATTTGGTAATATGTTCAATGACATGTTAAGAACTCAATTAATTCTTAAGAACATTGTTACTCCAGAAGATTGGGAGAAAATGAGTGATCATATTCAGTATGATTTCTTATATGATAATCAGTTTGCAGAACTTAAAGAATCTGAAATGATGAATGAAAGATTAGGTCTTGCTGCAACTGTTGAACCATATCTTGGTAAGTACTACTCAACTGAATATCTTCGTAAGAAAGTTCTTCGTCAATCTGATACAGAAATCAAAGAAATTGATGAACAAATTGAACAAGAAATTAAAGATGGTATTCTTCCAGATCCAAGTGCTGTTGATCCAATTACAGGAGAACCAGTAGATGGTGATTTGGGTGATGTTCCAATGGATGATGATTTAGAATCACAAGGTGCAGTAACTGATGCACAATTAAGTAAGGATACAAAATCAGCAGAAATTTAATAGAATACATTTGAACCACTAAAAAAGTAGAGATATAAATAAAATATATACCTAATCTAAATATGGAAAACATTATTGACATGATTGCGATGGATTCTGAACCTGCAAAGGTTTCAG